CTAATCCAATTGCTTTGAAAGCATCCATATGCTGCATATAGAACTCTCTTTCTTTTTCTTTTCTTAAATTGTTGTTATTCATGTTAATTAATTTACTTGGATTTTTGCTGTGGTTTCCCTAGCAGGTGTTGGTATTTCTACTATTCTCATAGTAGTTCTATCTAATTTAAAGAAACTGATTCTAGTCATACCATTACGTGACTTCAGGAAGTGGAATACTAAAGTATCCGGATCTTCAATTAGGAACTTCTCAGGACCATATTTCTTTATTTTTCTTATAGAAGGTTTATTAATACCAATAACTACATCAGCATGTTGTAATAAAGCATCAGAACCATAAATGTCAGAATCTAATACATAATTACCGTAATTGGCTTCTACTTGTCTTTTAGTATCATCTATGTTTCTATTCAACTGACTTAGGACAACAAATGCTACAGGGTAGTTTTTCTTCATATAGGTCAAGGCTTCACCTAATGCACCCAACATTTCAAATTTGTCTTTCTGTCCTATATCATTTTTAAATAGAGCAGAGTGATCTATTGTAACAAGCATGTTTGGATAAGTACCATCTTCATTCTTGTATCTTTCCAACTCATAATGAATTGTAGCACACATTTCATTGACAGTACATGTATCGTAGATGACATTAATCAAATCATTATTTATAGTTGATTTGTAGTATTCTACACACTTCTCAAATAATTTTTTGTCAACTAACTTTCCATCCTTACTCATTAATGTATTGTAATCAGCACCTGTAATCAGACCAAACTTTCTAATTGCACTGGTTTCATCAACCATTTCCATTTGAAATTTAAGCACTCTAAATTTCTGATTTGGATTCTTTTCTATAATATCAGAAACCACCTGTTCCATAAATAGGGTCTTACCTGTACCAGGTCGTGCACCTACAACTGTTATAGTTCTCCACTCAAGTCCATCACAAAAAGCATCATTAAATTTAGGCCATGCAGTTATTAATGCAGGTATTTTACCTTCTCTCTTTGCCTTCATTTTAACAAGACCTTTTTCAAGACTGTTTCTTTCACTAACTGGTAACAGGTGTCGTGCACCATTAAATAGTTTTCCCATAAACTTTAAAAATTTAAATTATACAATTAACTCACTAAATACATTGTTATCTTCATCAGGATTATCATTTAGATATTCACAATAAGTTGCTAAGTCAGAATCCCAACTTTTGTCTACATTTTGCTTTCTCAAAAAGTATTGAGAGTTTCTCATATAGTCATAGTTTTTAGATTCATATTCTAGTACATACTTTTGTGTTGCTAAAAATATAGTTTCCCAATCATAATTGAAGTTATCAAAGAACCATCTGAATGCATTCTCAAGATTTTTAGCTGGAACTCTTGCATATTTTCCAGAGGATAGTTTCTTATTAGGAAATATTTTTACATATGCCTCTATGTTTTGCATAAAATTCTGCCCCATTAAATCTTTAGAAGTTTTCTTTTTGGATTTCTTAAAATATCCATCAATTTCTGCCATAAAGATAATACTTTTATCTGTCAATTCCAAGGATTCTGATACCCATGCATCACGTTGCAGTCTTTTGCACTCAATTGCTTTATTAACTGAGTCGTGAGGTACTATTTTTTCTTTAATACAGTATAAAACATAAAATGAATTTGGTGTCAAATCATTTTGAATTAGTTTGTTGAAAATTTCTATCATTTTACCATGTTATTATATTATTACTTGTATTATTTACTATAGAAGATATTTTAGTAAATATATCATTACTATCCCATTTAGAGCCGTTATAAGCAGCAGAAGCAGGATGTTTAACAGTAAACTTATACTCAGTGTTAGTAGTAAGTTCAGACCATTCTTCAGCTTTTTTACCCATGTATACATAAATCAATCCCGGATTATAATTATTTAACCAATCTAATAAATAAGCAGTAAAAGGTTTCCATATATCATAATGACTACCAATTTTACCTACTTCAACAGTAAGAGCTGTATTAAGCATTAGTATACCTTGATTAGACCATCTTGTAAGATCAACTTCATGAGTTACATTATGACCATTATAAACAGTTCTATTTACTTCTTCTAAGATATATCTAAGACTTGGTTGCAGTTTATTAGTGTTACCACAACTAAATGCAATACCATCTGCAACTCCTAACTGTGGATATGGATCCTGACCTACTATAACTACTTGTAGCTTATCATAAGGACATTCTTCAAAGGCTCTGAACACTTGTTTAAGTGGTGGAGTAAATCTTTTATCTTCTTGACTTAGTGTATACAACTTAGTAAGTATGTCATCAAACTCACTACTAAATATAAAAGATTTAAAAACTCTATACCAACCACTAGGTTCAAGTTTATCAAACATTTTTTGTTTAATTTCTTGTAATTCCATTTTTTTTCTATTTTTGTTTAAAATTAAATACTATGGCTATTAAAGCAAAAGAACTAAAAGATGATGCTCTCATAAACATTCAAGTAAATAAAAGCTATTATTTAATGGCTAAAGCTACATCTTTTACTATTCTTCAATCTCTAAATATACAAGAAAAAGGAGAAGAATATTTTAAAGATATTTTATCTAAAAAATATCAAGATTTAGATGCAAATCAAAAAGCATTTTATACTATAATTCTTCTTCTTGCTGAAATAGAAAGAAAAGCTAAACTTGATAATTTATATGACGAGAAAGAAATATTAGAACCAGGAGATGAAGGTTATGTTGAACCTATCCCAGATTCAAATTAAACTGTTCTCTTCCTATTTGTATACAAGCTTCTATAGCTAACATAAGTTCATCTTTACTACAATCTCCAAAGGATTTGTAATTTATCATGGCTCCATCTTTATAAGATAGACCTGCATGATCTTTTACAAGACATTTCATTTCATCAAAAGTATATCCAGATTCTTTTGCCATTTCTCTAATACAAGCATGAACTTTTGCAAGTTGTGCTTTACTGTGATCTATTCCAATTAGATCTAAATACATATCCACTTTCTGACCATCTGGAATCTTCTGTAGAAAGATTTCATATGCCAGTTTGTCTTGAGGATGAGCAAATATCAGTTTGCCATCTTTTTTAATAAACTTACCACTAAACATAATTAGCAAATTATATTGTTCATTACTTCTAAAAACTGCATGTAGTGATCTTTGGTTTTTATCTCTACAGCAGGTATCTCAAATGATTTTAATAGCCAATGATCATCTTTCACATCAATGCTATCTGTACTGTGTAGGACTAGACCACTGCAGAGTTCTTTTTGATAGTAATAATAATCATAACCATTGTTACTTTCACTATGAGTTATAGTAACTTTATCAAAATTAAGATCAATTAATTCTTGTTCACTCATTTTTTGTTTCTGTTAAGTATTTAAAAATCTTATCATAAAATTTACCTGTAACTTCTTTCCCATACATAAACCTGTACACTTGAAATTTGTCTATACCGGCATCTTCTGCTATGTGAAGTATCTTGTATCTTTTAGATAGTCTGCTTTTTAATGTTTCCCTAAGCCAATCACTAATTGTTTGACCCTCTTTTAAGGTAACAGTTATAACTTTTTCTTCCATGTTTTAAGGTTTATTCATAAATGTTTCAGGACTAATTACATCTTTAGTGTAGTTAATATCCTTATAGTTTTCATTCTCAAGGGTCCATAGTCCCATATCTTTTATCCTCTGATTTCTTAAAGTAATTATAGAATATGCAGTAAGATGAGCATTGTCATCATCATTACTATTTAACATATTAATAAGATTATTTTTCTCTTCTTCCGTAAGATATCCTGTCTTTACTAATAAGTTTACTTCGGATAAAAATATAAATGGTCTAAATTCTCCTTTTTTAGTACCATGGGTATACATATACCATAGATACCCCATATTACTATCTTCTACTTTACATACCATATGATGTTCATGGCATATATTTTCAATCAAACTTGTGATCTTCTTGTCTCTAAATATTTTTATCATAATTAAAATATATAACGGATTGTATTCCAAGGAATATGTTCATCATGTAATTTAGTCCATTTTTTAATATAATCAGCTTTTCTTTTGTGTTCATATCTAAGATTTGCTCCACCATATTCAGAAGTTTTGCTTTCTTGTATTTTAGGTACCCAAAGTAATTCTTCTCCTGGAAGTTTATGCTGTAGATTATAAAAGTGCTTTTCTTCATTATGAGTAAGAAATATTACTTCAGCTTTTACATTATCAGTATTCCATTTATTAAAAGTAGAATGTCTGTTGATTATATGAAACAAAAACTCATACTCTATAAGCCAATTATCATGAACTATTACTGGACTAAAATTTAAGTGAACTTCATATCCGGCTCTTAAAAACAAGTATACAGCATTTAATCTTTCATCAAGAGAACTTGTATTAGGTTCAAGAACTTTTCTCCATTTCTCTGGCATAAGACTAAATCTTATTCTAATCTTACCTTCTGGATTAAATTCTAAAAGATCCTTATTTGCATATTTAGTAGCAAATGAACCCATAGCAAGTGGATGATCTCTGAAGAATGCAAAGATTGTTTTCCAGTCATGATATTTTGCATGTAGAGCAAAGTCTTCATTACAAGAAATATCATAAGTAATATACTCTCCAGTTTGATTAGGTTTCTCTACTGTAGAAAAATAAGCATGTGAATTAATCTCTGTCAGGATATCCATAGTATTAGTAGCTATAGAAAGTCCTTCCGGTTTGTGTCTTTTCATATAACAGTATGTACAGTTATAAAGACAACCATGTCCAAAACTTGGGCTGATAAAATCTGTAGATCTACCAGAAGGTCTAATAACCATAGACTTTCTGGTAACTTTTTCTACTACAGACATATTATTCTAGATTTTTATATATACAGCTGATTAGTGCTACATATATTAATTCAAATAGTATTCTCATGACTATTCCATTGTTAGGTTGCTATCAGATAAAATCTCCCGGATCTTATCTCTTAACTTTTCATAAGCTTC